GCTTTGCGGAATTGTTTAATAATTTCACCATCACTGGTAACAAACATCAAACGATTGCCATCTTTTTTAAGAATGCCTTTTTTCTCTGCTAGGTCAGTTAATCCACTGTAGGGATTCATACCTGTTTCATAAGGAATCTTAACCTGCATACCTTCAAATGGTTTAGCATAACGAGTTTTCATTACTTTACAACCGGCACGGATACCCATAACATCAGAGATCTTGTTGCCGTCTTCATCTTCTTTCAGTTTCATTTTTTTCATAGCAACTACAATACTTGACGCATAGATAAAACCTTGTCCACCTGAGATCTTGTCATCTGGATCAAACATGTCTTGACTGGCGTATGTGTGATTGGTAGCAACCAAGCCAACGTTATATCCACCAAACATGTTAACTGAGTTGCGAACTAGTGCTGTAAGTGCTTTAGGTTTACGACCCATGTCACCTTTCATATCACCAGCTTCAAATTGATTTACGTCTGTTGGTGTAAGCAACATGCCCAAGGAGTCAATTACCCACAACACTTTCATGCGCTCGCCATCTGGCAGTGCTTTGTAGTCTTGCATAAATGTTGAGATTGCTTTGGCCACATCGTCAATCATGCTCATGTTTAATTTGAGTAATTTTTCAGGCGTTGTATCTACACCTAGGTCGTGTAGCCACTTTTCATCAAGTGCATTTTCTGTATCAACAAGAATAACAAAGATACCTTGATCCTGTGCGTTCTTAACAATGTTGCCACTACAGATATATGATTTGCCTGCACCAGACTCACCGGCAAACACAGTAATCTTACCTAGCGGAATACCCTTGTTGAAATCTCCGCTGATTAGATAGTTCAAGGCAAAGTTGCCTGTGCTGATCCAATCTGTTGGATCATTAAATCCAATCGACATTCCGTCGATACTTTTTGTTAGATCCTTACGGAACTTTGATACATCAAAAGGTTTTGCCATTTTATTTCCTATCAGTTAGTTATTGTACTATTATAGAGTAATTATTGAGTTTTGTCTACATGTAATTTTATGTATTGTTGCCAAAAGTTGCCAATGCGTTCAGCATCAAAATCATCAAAGTCTAGTTGTTTATATAAATTTTCCATTGCTCTTAAAAATTTGTGCCTATCAAATATGGTCGAATCGATATTGAATTCAATCACAGGATTTAAAATTTGATACCACTTATAAAAACTTTGTATTTCTTGTACAATTGAGTCTGAGAATCCTGTTAAATTATTGGTATTAAACTTGGCGTTTTGAAATTGTTGCCAACTGGGCCAATCTTTTCCTTTGAGTGTGTTGTATTTTTCTTCGCAATAGTTGACAGCGCAATCTAATAGTTTTTTTTGAGTTTTACTTTTTAACTGCTGTGACAATTGGAAAAATTTTACAAAATTAACCAACATGATTATACGAGCATTGGGCCAAACATCAATTAAATTTTTTATCATTTCAGGGCCATTATGGCACACAATAAAAAAATGTAGTTGTGAATTTGATAACTGCTCAGTGATTGTATTTACCAGTTTCTCATTGGCTTGCCCTGTTTGCGCCCATTTTTCTTTGACCTGGCCATATAGTTGTATATCGCCTAGTTCATATTTGCCTATCCAATCAATCATGTCAGACTGTGTTGTTGGCAATGTTTTGTATAGTGCTGTTGATCGATATTCATAATCAGTCGGATTCTGTAACAAATGTTCGGCAATACCAGCATGTTGCGGACAAGCATGTCGACTGAAGCTCAAACAGTTGCTAATAAATTTTCCGCCGGTGTAACTAGGAAACTGCATGATAACCACCCGAGGTGTTTGAAAATTAACTGGCATGTGGTTGACTTAATCTTTTGAGATAATCTTTACTGTGGTAGTGATCATAATTGTAGTCAATGGTGTCTTTTTCAACCAGATAAAGATCGTGCCATTCGTGTGTAGTCAAGTGACTAAATTTTGAAACCATACTCAACAGTTCTATCAGTCTATCAACTGGGTTTCTAATCGAATCAAACCGATAATCAAATATTTTTGAATACAGCTTAAATCCATAGTAGCGTTGTAGAAACTCGTGCCATCCTGGTTGGGCATACGATAGAAAAAGTCCCTTGGTCACAATGCTGTAAAAGGCCTTTTCTGTTATAAAAGGATAATCGCTAGTTGGCAAAGTTTCGCTGACCAGGTGCAGGAAACTGCCGGTAAGTTTAGGTTCTAAACTGTAAATGTTGTTGGCATGATCCAGCCTGACATGCCCAAAACTGTATATCTGGTTATGAAATTCACTATCGTCAATGAAAAATTTACGATAGATTCTTTCTCTTTTGCCCATGTAATCTTTGATGTGGCCATCAAGCTCGTCAATACTGTATGTAAAGTTTTTACTACAATACTCAGGATTGAACCAATTAAATTTGTGTAGTGCAGCAGTGAGGAATCTTCTACCCACGTGTGTGCTACCATTAAAACTACAGATAAAGTTTTTGTAATTTACATCTGGTGGTGAGGTATAGTTTTCAAAATGCTGTAAATTTATTTGATACTGTAAATCAGGAGAAAATTCTAAATCTAAATTAGGAAATCGATTTTTTAATTGATCAGTGACAATGTACTGTGTTGTGATTTTATTCTTGTAATTGTATGCGGACAAATAATTTAACACAGCATTGTTGAGATCTTGTGTGAACCCCAACAAGTGGTCAATCAATACCAACGGTTCGTCTGGAGGTACTGTGATGTTTCCTTTAAGTAATTCTATGTAATCAGGATAATGAATTTGCATTTATTATTTTTGGTAAAATGTAATTATCAACATACCACTCGTGTGCGGATGATATTGGGTAATGTGGATTAAAAAATTCAAACTGTTGTTCTTTGACCAATTCAATAAAACCTTTGCTATCAGCATTATTAACAAACTTTGTAAGATCAATTTTATCATACAATCGATGATTAAAATCAGTAACACCATCGTCATGATATTGTATTAAATTTTGTAACGGATAACTGTTACACATAATGTAATCTGCGCCAATGCTTTTATAATATTGCTGTACTGCTACAATGGTAGACCATGCTTGATTGACATGAGTTGTTTGATTGTAAAAGTATTTGTAATAGATGTTTTTATAACCACGTGGTACTGCACCATTGATATACCAACCATGCTGATTGGTGTAGTTGCCGTTGTAATCAACAAACGCAGGAGCATTACCATCGAGCCAACTGGCCTGGTCTATATCTTTTTGTAAATGTGGTGTGGCGGAATTGACATACAAATCAAAACGATCTGCCGACGGCCACATTATCACGCTTAAGGTATCTTTATCCGGTATTGGATTTGACAATACCTTTTGCATGATGTATGTGTATCCGGCTCCTCTTTCTGCATGGTTTATTAACCGACAGTCAAGGATACTACTTAAATGGTCAGCCCACGTATCGATATAATTATCTTTGGTAAGACTACATCCATAGACTACTAGTTCTCGATACGTGGGCATTACTTCTTAGCTTTTGTTTTGACGAGCCCTAATCATAGCCAAAATATCTTCTGCTTTCTGAGTAGGTGGCTTTGCTTCAACTGGCGCTGATGCTACTGCTGGTGTATCATCTTCGTCATCAAAACTTGAAGCTGCTGGCGCTGGTTTGGCTGCTGGCGCTGGAGCATCTTCGTCTGTGGCCGCTGGAGCTGGACTACCTGCTGGAGCATTAACACCTGCAGGACGGAAATACTGGCCCCAACGTTCTGTGTCGTAGCTTTGACCATCAACACTGGCTTCAAACATTTCTTTGATAACTTTGAGCTCAACTTCGCCTGGTTTCTTAGGCAAGAACGTGCTCAAGTCAAACAAACCGTGTTCGGCAATAGAGGCCTGTTCGGCTTCTGTGAGTGCTGTTTCTTTACGAGCCCATTTACTGCCACTGTAATCAGCAAATCCACCCTTGGAGCTTTTGCTAATACGGAAGTCTAAGCCACGCAAGTAGTCTGTTGGCAATTCTTCCAATTCTGGATCCATCAATGCTGACTTGATAGTAGTAAAGATTTGTGGTCCAATAATAAATCTACGGATTGGGTTGGTTGGAGCCTTGTCGTCAGCAAGAGCATTCTCGCGAACAAAGCCTTGGAAAATGTATGAACGCTTTTTCCAATACTTACGACCCATTTCTTCTAAACTTTTGTCTTTGAACCAAGTGCGAACTTCCGTAAGCACTGGGCAAGTTTCTCCCCACATTTCTACGCAAGGAACTTGTACATATACTTGTTTTGATTCCATCTCGCCTTTGATACCATTAAATGGTAAACGAATCATTGCTCGTTCTTGCCAAAAGAATGTGTTCTTGGTATTTGCGTCTGGGAGGAATCGGAGTGTTGCGGCTGCGCCTTCTTCCATATTCCAGTGTGGATAAATTGCATTATCACCACCTGTGGAGTTGCCGCCTTGTTTGTTACCTTCTGATTGTGCCAAGCGGGCACGGATTTCTGCTAATGATGCCATAATAAGTTGCCTTTCAAATTGTTTATGGTTGTTGCCTATCTAAATTTTAGATTCTAGTTGCCTGTGATACTAAAGAAAAAAGCGTATTCACTGTTGTAGTGTACACGCTTTATGTCTCAGCGTCAATACATATTTATGACGCGGTTGTTCTATTTGTTAAATTAGTGTCGAACCATTCCAGAAAGTTCTTTCAGGCGATCTAAAAATGATGTTTCTTTTCCAACCTCTTTCATTTTACCTGAATGTCCATATTGGCCGGCTAATGGACTTGGATCTTCTTTTACTGGGTATTCTTTACCGTCAACATTGATTGTTTCGCCGGGTTGAATTCCGTCGGCTTTGGCATCCACAACTGCTTTGCTAAATGCGTTGCCTTCGTCGGTTTCTTCTGGACCACCTAATTTATCGCCAATCATTTGTCCAGCTGTTCCGCCCAGTGCTCCGCCTACTGCAGCACCAATTGGGCCACCTACTGCTCCCAAAGCGCCGCCGGCTAATGTTCCAACTGTTCCACCGGCTAACTGACCTTTCCAGCCTTCGTCGGTTTCTTCTTCACCTTGTTCAATGATACCGGATCCACCATCGGTGACTGCTTGTCCTAACCCGGCTCCAGCAATAGCGCCAATTGGGCCGCCCAGAGCAAGGCCGGCTAAGCCGCCAAGACCTGTGCCAAGAATGCCTTCGTCGGTTTCTTCAGGAGCCATGCCAGCCAATTTGCGCATGGCATTTTTTTCTTCGGCATAGTCGCCGTGCATTACACTTTCACGCTCGAGACTTGGATCATCTTCTGAACCAGGGCCAGGACTATTCATTCCATATCCTTTTAATCCTAGATCAGCACCAAAGCGATCTGCTACCCATTCATACGGGTCACCGGAGCGGGCTTTTTTAGTACCATATGGCATGTCGTCAAAGTAATAGTCATACAATGCATCGTGCAGTGCATCGCTTACTTCACCTGTTTCTTCAAAATCTTTAACGTCACGTTTGAATGTATCAAGTATATGGCTAAATGTTGAACCTGTGTCATCTGTAAGTACATTTTCTTTTAGTTCTGATTCTGTCAGCATGCCAGCAGCACGGCGCAACGATTTAATTGAATCTTCAGCCAAACGATTAACATTTCCACCAGCGCCAGGAACTTGAGCACTTTGTTCAGGCTCAACATTGGATAAGTCAGCTGGAGTGGCTTCTGGAGGATTCATTTCAGCGGTAGGATCAATATTCAACTGCTCAATGACTTTTAGCACATCTGGGTCGCTACTTAGCTCTTGCATACGGTCAAAAATAACTTGACGGCCATCAGCATTGGCATCACGTTCAGCTAGTTCTTCTAGTTGGTCAAACAGTTTATCGTCGCCAATTAAATTGTACAGTTGTTCAGTGATGTCTGTTGCATCAGCGCCAACTGGTTGTTCTTTACTCATTAACTCAACCAATTGAGCTTGTTTTTCTGGAGTGTCTGGCAACTGCCATGTTCCTTCTACTAGGCGTTCAGCCCAGGCTTCAAATATGTTGGCTTCTTTCATTGCTGTTCCTTGTTGTTGTATTTTGGCCAGCAAGGGAAGTGCCGACTCAATTCTTGTGTCAATGCTTTGCTTGACAAAAAGATTTTTTAAACTTTCAATCACTACATCCTGTTCACTGATTTCTGCAGGTTGCCATGATTCAAAATATGTTGTGTATCCAGTCTTAGTGCCAAGACCTTTAAGACTGCGTTGTAAATTTGTTTGATACTCTTGAACTTGTTCTACCAATTGTGCTGTGTCGCCTTCAAAAATTTGTCCTTGGTTGGCCCTACGGAAACGACTGAGTACTGCCAGTTCTGTAACCATTTCTGCAATGTGATTGCCACGACCATCGTACGGACGACCACCTTGGCGCACATGTTCCAACATGGCGCGACCACCAGTTAAACTATTAAATGGTAACTTGTAACGTTCACTGTCAGCAGTTTCAATAAACAAACTTTCAATATAACGGAAACGAGCATCGCCTTCGCCTATTGTTTTCTTATGACGAATCATTAAACGAGCTTCGGTCTGAACTCCGTTCCAGCTGGTGGTTTTAGTGCCGTGCCAACTTTCAAACAGGCCTTCTTTGATTGCAGCCTGACCTTGCATACTGTAACGTAAACGATTTAGATTTTTAATGCCAAAGTTCATAAAATTACGTGTGGCAAAGTTTTTTAGTTGTTCTAGGAAAGCAAACCAATCATTTTTATCGTTGCCTTCCATACTGCGACCCACATTGTCAGCACAATAAACTTCAAGATTGTTGTCATCGCCTAACATAACAACAACAGTGCCATAATCTTTGCCAGAATAGGCACGGAAGTCAAAGCTGAATATTTCAGTCTCCGACGGATCACTAGCAGGTTTACCTTGACTGTCCAGCATTTCTGGGTCAAAGTCTCTACTGATCAGTAGGTCAAATAATTTTCTTGCAGGTGTAATGTCAGCCATAGTTTTATATTTATCTAATAGCGTGAGCTTATGAATGGCATGGGTGCTTCAATTTTTTCACCGTGATCACGCATTTGTGTATCCATTTCAACGTGAAATGTTTGTAATAACTGCATCATACGCACTGCTAGAACTGTGGCCATAACCAAGTCATC